GAAATAGTTAAGGTAGTTGTAAAGAGGGGAACGCAACCACCACCACACCGCCGAGGCGGTGCTGGTGTGATTATTGGCTACTTTGCTGTTACCAGCTTTGTAATAATCATATTGCACCTGATAATTTTGTTCATAGCTATTTGCATAGCTTCTGGAACCGAACACTTCATATTCAGCCAGTAAAAACAAGTAATCGGTGGTGCTGGTCACATTGCTTTGGGTATTGCCGGTATTGTTGCCCATATTATCCGTGTACTTGGTTACAGGCTTCATCACATTCCGCAAGGCGGAAGGCAAAGCCGCCAACAGCGAATTGGAAGGGGGGCTTGTGGGTGTGCCGGTGTTGCCCAACAGCGTTTTCCGCATATAGCTTTCTTTCCAACCACCACTATTGCTATTATTAGGATTCATATTGAAATAGCCATTGTTGTTTTGATTACTGTTATATTGGCTATCGCAAAGGGCAACCGCTGTGGTGCCGATTTTGCCAATCTGGAAGTGAATTTTGTTATTCCCTTCCTTGCCGCTGTTGTGGTTGAAGCCCAAAATGAAGGTGTTGATGGTCAGATTGGAGAAAGTGAAGTTCCCAACCTTGCCGTTGATCTGAATGGACTTCATATCACCAACCGCCCAATAGCTGGAACCCTTACCGGAATCACTGACTTGTTTAATGGTGGCCCAATCGTTATCATTCAGGGTATTCGTGGGAAGCGTGACATTAACGGAACAGGTTTTATCAGCCGGGGCAGTATAGTTGGTATCTGCGGCCACGCTGACGGTAATTGTGGCGTTTCCTTTTGCCTTGCCGGTAACAGTTACCACATTCCCGGAAACGCTCACAGAAGCCACGCTGGGGGCGCTGGACACGGCGCTGATTGCGCCGGTGCCGGGGCGGGTCACGGTGATTGTGTCAGACATTTTGGAAACATTCAGGGAAATGGAAGATTTGTTCAAAGAAAGGCTTCCTGTGGCCTTTCCAATCGTCCAAGCAACGGCTTTTTCCGCACTTCCCCCATCCGTCCATTGGTAATTAGAACCGGGGATGAAAGTGGCGTTATAGCTTCCAGCGTTGGTGCCGCTGGTAGTGCCGCCGATGGTCATTTTAGAACTGTCATAACCGGCCCAAGTCGGGCTTTGAGTGGAACCGGTATAAGTAAGGCTTCCGCTTTGAGAAGGGACAGAAACCGTGGCCCTGTTGATTGTCCAAGTTACCTGTTTGGGGGTCTGCGTTCCATCTGTCCACTTATACTTTCCTTTGGGGGTGAAGGTGGCGGTATAAGTTCCCGCATTGGTGGCGGTTGTGGTTCCGCCAAGGGTCAAAGTTTCCGGGTTGTAGCTGTTCCAAGACGGGCTTTGTTCCCCGCCATTATAGGTTAGGGTGCCATTCTGCGAAGGAAGAACATTGATGGTATAGACGATACCGGACACAGCATCCAAGGCCGCATTTGCGGCATCCTGTGCGTTCTGTGCCGCTTCCACACAGGTTTCGATCTGGTTCAACAGATACGGGTGGGCGGTTTGGTCAAGGTTGTGTTCGCTCACCTTGCTTTCTGCCGTGCCTTTTTCATCATAGTTCATGTTAGGAAGCTGTTCGGCGGGAACCTTACCGTTCACCAGATCAGCCTTCCCGGATTGACCTTTCTGAAGGGCTTCAATGGCATCCGCATTGGCCTTCATTTGGGTATCAATCTTATCCATGTTTTCATTCTGAACCCCTACATCATAAAATTCAGATTCAAGGGGTTTAGTCAGCTTGTAGTTGGTTGTTTTATTCGCCATTCTTCAAAACCTCGTTTCTCAACTGATTATGGGTATAGGCGGCAAGCTGGGCATGGGTAAACCGCCCAAGTTCCGCATGGGTGTTATAAAGCTGAAGCAAGGTCACAACCATGTTTTGGGGAACAACCCGGTTCAGCAAAGATTCAACATCATTGAAGTTGTTCTTTGCGGCCAACCCGATTTTCACAAGAAGCTGATAGGTGCCTTCTTCCACATCAGCGGAATAGTTTCCCTTCCCGCACAGCGTTTCAAGGATGTTCCGAAGCTGGGGCAAGGTGTACGGAAGTTCTTCATTGATCCGGGTCAGAATACGGAACCGGCGATCTTCAAGACTGTCCGTGCCTTTGGGGGTGATCCCCAAAATCTTTTCCCACCGGGAAAGGCCCATGTTTCCAGCGGTGGGAATGAACTGGTTATCAAGAAGATCATCCGTGGTGTTCCACGCCTTTTCAATTTCCGGCTGTTCGCTCCCCATGATCCCCTGAAACTCCGCATAATCACGAATGACATAGGGAAGATAATCAATCAGTTTGCGTTCCATGCTCCCGGCCCCCTTATCCGTTGATCACGATGGTTCCCGGCTCAATGGTTCCCAAAACCGGGATGTGATCAAGGGTCAGGGTACAGTTCGCCGCTTCACCGTTGATCTTGGTGTTGGCAATATCCAGAATACCGGTGATCCCCAACAGGCGGCTTTCCACCTGACTGATACGAACCACAAGGGCTTCATTCTGGTCTGCCCAACTTTGGGCCAGTTCCAAGAAGTAACCGTTGATTGCTTCTGTGACATAGGCGGAAACATCATCCCAACTCCATTCCCGCTGATAGTACAAATCGAAGGAAAGGTTGATGGTATCTTCACCCACGCCTTCCACCCTCACCACATGGCCGATGGGGGCAATGCCCACACCTTCACCGGCGTTCTGAAGGGGATCAACTGCGGTCTGCACTTGACCCACAAGGGTTTCCGAAGGCTTCTTGAAAGAACTGTTGATGATCACCAGCTTCACGGTTCCGCCCACGGTCAGCTTGCTATTGGCTCCCGCCGCATACACGGCATCCAACCACGCCTTGATTTCCTCGGACACACCGGAAAGGCCGCTGATCCAAGTGTCGGTTCCCGTGGGCGGGATCAGCTTGGCCGGGTTCAAATCGCTGTTCCAAACCCGATATACCTTCACACCGCCCACGCCGGGAATGGCGTTCACCTTTTCCAGATAATCCGCACGGTTGCCGCCGAAGGCTTGGGCGTTCAGGCTATCCATGTAACGCTGTCTGAAAACCTCGGTATCTTCTTCATCCTCACCGGGGATCACCACGGCGGAAATGGAACAGGTTTCAAGCCCGTCCACATACTCAATGGGAATCACCGTTCCGGTGTAGTCATTACCGGCTTCACCAGCGGTTTCACAGGTGATTTCATACTTACCACTTCCACGGTCAGCCGAAACATAATAGTTCAGTTCTCCGATGGAAAAGCGGGTGTTCATGGGAAGGTGCAAGGTGGTTGGTGTAATGCTCAACTGCAACACAGCGGGGCTTGCCGGTTGCGGTTTCAGGCCCCTTTCTGCCGCCCTCAAAATGAGATAAGGGCGGGTTGCGGTGTCCGCAAAGGTTTCATTCAGCACCGTATCAAGGGCAATATAAAGGTTCTGCAATTCCACGGCGGCGGGGGCGTCACCGCACCAAACCAACGAACCTTCACGGGTGTCCAAATTGCCATTGATGGAAAGCGCCTTCTGAAGCATCCGGGAAAGGATTGCTTCATAGGTCTGTGCTTCATACATCAGATTTCAACCCCCAATTCTGCATTGATTTCGCCAAAAATGCTGACCACCGTGAAGGTAGTCAGCACTTTCTTTTTGTTCACCGTAAATTCAAAGTTCTGAACCGCCGTGATCCTATCATCCTGAAGCAAGGCTTCACGAACCCGGCGTTCAATTTCGGGAATACAATATTCCACATCTTTTCCGATCAGATTATGAAGTTCAACCCCATAATCCCAAGAATGGATCAACCATTCATAGCGTTCCGTGTTCAGGATCAGGAAAACCGCCTGTTCCACAGCTTGGATTTCATCAATGGTGCCGATGATGGTCAGGTTGTTGTGGTTCATCCTGAAAGTACGGCTTGGAAGGGTTTCAATGGTGAAATCCTGTTTAATATCATCCTGCACTTGCGGAATCATCATCAAGCCCCCTTTACTCGGTCAATGACCACGAATTTCTTTCCTTGCTGAACCCGGATCAGAAGCACCTTTTCACCGGCCTTCAAAGCGTTGTGAACCTTGAAGGTTTTCTTGCCAACATAGGCGTGTTTGTGGGCTTCATACGCCGCCGCACCAGAACCACCGCCTTTGTCCTCGGTGCTGTGGTTCACCGTCATATCAACTTCAAAATCAGTCACATTCCGGGTCAGGATCAGCATTTTGGAAGTGTAGATGGATTTCTGATCCACCTGAATTTTCAA